AAAGAAGACTTGAGTGATACCGGAAGGTTTTATTGGTGGAAAGCCGATGATGACGATATCGCAAGACAAATCGCTGGCACACTAAACTTCATTCAGCGACATGACTCAACGAGAATAGAAAGATTGGTTGCTTCAACGAGGTTGGCGGGCGAGTCGACGTCCTACAATATGCTTGGCGTATCATTCTCGCGCGCATCGACTGCGATGCCAACAGGTCCTATGCCAAGGGTCAGCTTTAACCTTTGTCAGGCCGTGATCGACACTCTCACATCAAAGATCGCAAAGAACGAAGTAACCCCAACGTTTATTACATCCGGTGGAATTTGGGGAATGCAACGAAAGGCCGAAAACCTATCCAAGTTCGTGAGCGGCTGTTTTTATGAAAACCAGGCGCACATGAAAATTGTTGAAGCGTTTAACGATGCGGCGACATGGGGAGATGGCTTTGATCACGTCTACCGAACGCCTGATCAAAGGGTTGGTCTGGAGAGGGCCGTTCCCCACGAACTTTTCGTTGATCCGATTGAAACATTGAATGGAATGGCAAGACAGCTTCATCGCGTGAAGATTGTGGACCGCGAGCTTCTTCTTTGGATGTTTGAAGACGACAAAGAAGCACAAGCTAAAATCAAAGACGCAATGCCGGCTAACGCTCAGGAAGTTGGTGGCATGAATACGGCGGCCGATCTTGTGAAGGTCACTGAAAGCTGGAGGCTAAGATCTAGTAAAAATGCTGGTGATGGTCTTCGCGTGATGTGTATCGAAGATGAGCTTCTATTGAAAGACGAGTACAAGCGCGATTACTTCCCATTCCCACATCTTCGTTATGCTAAAAGAAAATTTGGATATTGGGGAATTGGTGCCTGCGAGCGCTTAGAAAAGCTTCAGCTTGGAATCAACCGCGAAATGATTTTGATTGATCGATCCCATTACATGGGAGGATCGTTCAAAGTCCTCGTGGAAAACGGCTCAAAGGTCGTCTCTCAGCATTTGAACAACGATGTGGGAACGATCATTCATTACTCTGGCACCAAGCCTGAGTATGTGACTCCGCCGACAGTTCAGCCAGACAAATACACCTATGTCGATTCTTTGATTGACAAGGGTTTCCGCCAGGAAGGTGTTTCGCAGCTTCAAGCTTCAAGCCTTGTCCCGCTTGGAATCAAATCTGGTGCGGCACTTCGCGATTACGATCAGATCTCTGACGACCGTCAGCTCTACGTTGCAAAAGCGGTTGAAGCATTCGCTCTGGAAATCGCAAGCCAAATGATCGAAGAGGTTCGTGATATCGCTGAAGAAAAGAAAGGCTACAAAGTAACGTGGCCTGGAACTTCATTCCTTGAAACGATTGATTGGAAAGACGTCAATCTCGAGCGCGACGAATATATTTTGAAAGCGTTCCCCACATCAAGCCTCCCTGAAGAACCATCAGCGCGTCTTGAAACGGTTCAGGAGTATATGCAGGCCGGAGTCATCTCACCCCGCGCTGGGCGCAGGCTGCTTCGCCAACCTGATCTTGAGATGTCAGATAATCTTGCTAATGCAGCCGAAAATCTCATCATGAAGGCGATTGAAGATATTCTTTACGACAAAAAGAAATCTCGGCCGGACGACAAATGGGATTTGGTTTTGGCCAAACAGATCGCGCTTGAATATTGGAACTACGCGATTCTCAACAATTGTCCACGCGATCGCATCCGAATGCTTGAAAACTTCATGGCGATTATTGACGATGAGTTGAAACTGACTGCGGCAGCAAGCCCAGGTCCAGCGCCTACAACTGCACCGCCTTTGGCCAATCCGCAACCGACTCCGCAGTCCAATATGGTTCCCAATGTGAACACGGGGGCCGCGTGATCGATAAAAAATCGCCTGATTACAAAAAAGCCATCGAGATGAAAAAAGATATCGACATGATGGTGGAAATTTTTGATCGGCGGATCAGGAATCGTCCGCCGCTTCTTAGAAGCTCAATGCTTCAATCTTATCGATCGGGTATTTTGGATTGGATCGAGAAAGAAGAACAAGTCAAAGCCAATATTTTGAGACAACTGAATGGATCTAAGGAAGGAAATTTATGAGCAAAGAGACAGCGCTTCAAATGACCAATGGAACAACTCCGGCTCCCACTGAAGCTCCACCCGCCGCTGCAGCACCAGCCCAGCCAACCGAAACAAAGGCGGATGATATTCAGTCAAGTCGGTTTGCCATTCATGCGAAAAAGGAAGCTCAGCTCGTAAAAGATCGCGAGGCTCTAAAGAAAGAGCGTGAAGAGTGGTTGGCGCAAAAAAAACAAGCCGATGATATTTTGGCCAAAGGGAAATTGTTTGACGAGACGTTTGCAAAGGATCCAGTCGAGGCTCTAAAGCTTCTTGGATATTCGGAAGCGCAAATTTACAACATCATCGCCGAGGGAGCAAATCCCAAAGAGAAAACTCCCGAAGAGATCGCAAGAGAGGCGGCTCGCCTGGAGATTGAAGAAAATGAGAAGAAGAGAAAAGATTCGGAAGCGCAGGCCCAGCGCGAGCGCGATGAAAAAGTGATCGCTAAACTAAAAACAGACATCACGGATACTTTAAAAAAGAAAGCCGACAAATACGAGTATTGCGCATTCGAAGGTCCAGATGCCGAGGCTCAGGTTTTTGAGATCATCGCGCAGAATCTTGAAATCAACAAAGAGCTTCTCTCAATTGATGAGGCGTTCGATATTTTGGAAGAATATTATGAGAAAAGAGATCAGGAGATGTCCAAACTTAAGAAGCGTCAACCGAAGCCTCAGCCTGAACCAACTCCTGATGATGAGCCCGCGCCAGCCGCAGCAAAAAGTGCGACACCTAAGACTGCTGCAAAAACTTTGACGAATCAAGTGACGGCGACGGTCGCATCTACCATTCCTGCTAAACGAGAAACTAGATCTCAGTTGAAAGATCGGCTTGCAAAGAGACTAGCGGAAGGTGTGCCGCGCTAGTCCTATTTGATTTGCCCTTGGCCTTCGAGTTCAAGACCAACATATTCATGGGCCTTCAATTCCATTCCAAGGGCAAACTTGAATCGATTGAAGAGTTTGATTTTTTCAATATGTTGTTCCGGCTCGTTGATCAGGTATTCAACGAACGGCCATAAAAGATTTCGTGTTTCGGCAATTCCGCCCATGCAGGCAACTCTTTCCCAAACACTTTCTTTTCCAATTTCCGCCGATGTGTCTTTGGCCCATTGATCGAATGCTTTTTTGAATAGATCGAGTTCTGTCATAAGGCCTGATTAATCCAGGTAGGCCGGCTTTACATCAAAAATGTTCGATACTTTCCCTTGATCGAGCCAAATTTGGCATGACTTGAACTCATATTCACATAGATCGCCATCGAACTGGTAAACAATTCGGCCGTCCGGCTTTTCATACCGTGACGATGGCTGTCCGACATTTTTGTCGATTTCATCCTTCGTCATCCCTTTTGAGATTTTTCCAGAGATGATCAGGGTGTTCGTGGGCTCGATTTTTTGACTCACAGATTGCGGTCCTCTTTGTGTCTCAAAAAGAGGCGACAACATCGAAACAATCATCAGCGCATTCCACATAAAACGTACTCCTTCAGAATACTTATCGGCAAAAAGGGCCTTAGTCTAAATGCCGCTTTTCCATCTTTATTAGAGAAGGCTGTCTTTTAGACAGATCCGCCCATCCGATTCCCGGGCACCTCAAGAACAAGCGTCTCGCTTTTTCCAAAAACCAAAATTTTTGAGGTGTGACTATGGCGAATCCTATTACGCAGTCGCAGGTCGCTGGCATTTTAAAAGAACTTTACGATGACCAGAAAGTCCAATGGCTGACATACAAAGACAACCCTTTCTTGGCGATGATCAAGAAAGAAGAAAAGTTTCCTGGTAAGTATTTCCCCGTTCCCGTTGTGTATGGTTTGACTCAAGGTGCATCCGCAACCTTCGCAAACGCATTCAACAACCAATCTCAGCCTTATGTGGCTGAATTCCTTGTTACCCGCGTTTCCGACTTCTCTCTTGCAACGATCGACGGACAACTCTTGGCTGCGGCGCAAACCGATCCAGGTGCGTTCATTGATGGTGCGGAGCTGATGATCGATGCCGCTTGGCAAACCGCGGTTAACCGCATTGCCTCGGCAATGTTTAGAAACGGCGCTGGTACATTTGCACAAGTCGCAAGTGTTGCGAACGTTTCCGGCAACAACTACTTGGTAACGCTCGTCAACAAAGACGATGCGATTCAAGTGGAAGTTGGCCAAGTGCTTTTGGCTGTTCAAAACGTGGATGGTTCGGGTTCTGCACCTACCGACGTTGCAACAGTTACTGCGGTTCAACGATCGGCCGGTACATTCAATGTGAACTGTACGACCAACATCGCCGCCAACTGGCCTGCAAACTACTACCTTGCAGTTCAAGGTGATTTGCCGACCACATCAAACAACAACTTCCAGCCTTCTGGTTCTACGGCAACCAACAAATTGCTCAAGATCGCAGGTCTTGCAGCATGGCTTCCTATTTCTGCACCAACAACTGGCGACAGTTTCTTCGGTGTGGATCGATCGGTCGATGTTGAGCGTTTGGCCGGCGTTTACTTCGACGGCCGCGCACTGTCGTTCGAAGAAGCTCTCTTGCAAGGAACTGGAAAAATCGCGATGCGCGGTGGCCGCGTTGATACGGGCGTTTGCTCTTATGCAACCTACACTGCTCTGATCACTTCACTCGGCTCGAAAGTCGTATACGTCGACGAAAAAGTCGGCGAAATCGGCTTCCGTGGAGTGCAAGTAAATGGTGCCAACACCACAATGAGCGTGTTCCCGGATCGCAACTGCCCAGATGGTTTGATTTACTGTTTGGAGATGGATTCTTGGGTTCTTCGTTCGCAAGGTCCTGCACCGCACATCTTAAAGTACATGGATGAAATTGAAATTCTCCGTGTGCCGGGTGTTGATGCTGCCGAACTCCGTGTTGGTTCGTACATGAACGTGTACTGCACCAAGCCGGGTCATAACGGCGTGATCCAAGTCCAAACGCAGACTTTCTAATGTGACTGATTTTTAAGGCTGGGTGTTATGAGCGCTCGGCCTTTTTTGTGAAAATAAAGGGAGATTCAAATGAATCGTTTTAAATATCAGTTTTTCAAATCTTTGATCCCTGAATTGGTGTCAGTCTTTGGAAGCTTTACGATTGGTGCTTCGGGCGCGGTAGCATCGTTTGCTGGGAACGGGATTGTTTCAATCACGAAGCTTGCAACCGGTGTTTACGCGATCAACTTCGCAGACAACTTTTCAAGCTTCCTTGCAGGATTCTTCCATGAGGAAGGACCCGCGGGCGGATCTGCTATTACCGATGGATCGTTTGTTGTAGGAACCATTTATCAGATTGTGACGCTCGGGACGACAAACTGGGCCGCGATCGGATACCCAGCGGGCCTTACGCCAACAGTCGGCGGAGTCTTTGTTGCAACAGGTGTCGGCGGCGCCGGCGGCGGAACTGCGAAAGCAATCGTTCCAACCGGAACCTACGGGACAGAGATTGCAAACAATCCGAACGTGATGCTTCAAAACGGCGGCATGGGTCCACTCGGATCTGGTCCTGGAGCGGTCATTATCGTAACCACTCTTGGTCCGACGTCGACTGCAAACCCGACCCCGATCCCTGTGAACGCAGCGGTTGGAACGAAAATCGATTTTGCGATGTTCTTTAACAACTCACGCATCTCTGTTTAAGGAGTTTTGCCGTGATGATGTTCGATAAAAAGCGGGTCATGCAGACAATCATGGCCCGCAGGCGTCCCGACAAAGGTGGTGGCGATTTGGCAGCAAACCCGACCACCGAGATGAAGAATGAAATCGTAAGAGATGAGGACGGTGCGCCGGACGCAAGGCACATCGCCGCTCAGGATGTGATGAATGCATTTCATGAAAAATCGCCAGAGAAGCTCAAAAGTGCACTCGGAAATTTCATTGATTTGCATCATGCGGAAGCAGAGCCGGAGCCGCAGGAGTAGTCGACTTCCACTAGGAGTTTAAATGCCAGCACCGGCAGTGCCCACCAATTTTCTTGTTCAACAAGGCGATGGCCGCATTTTCGCTCAGTGGGACCAGATGGCCGGTGCCACGAGCTACCAAGTCCAATGCTCACTCGACAACATCACTTTTTTCCAAATTTTTAATATATCTGGCTCACCACTTGCCCGCGTATTGAATTTCACGAACAAAGTTAATGCATCAGCCATCCAGATCAATATTTCGACTGCAAGCTCTTTGATCATTGGCCAAACTTACGTGATCACCGCACTTGGTTCGACTACTGCGGCACAATGGCAAGCGATCGGCGTTCCGAGCAATGTGATTCCTGTTGTCGGAACAACATTCGTTGCGAGTGCGACATCGGGCAGTGGAACGGGAACGGTTCAATTCGGCATCACCATGGGCCAGTTCATGTATTTTCAGGTTCAGGCCACGAACGGGTCTGGATCGAGTGGATACACGAGCTCGCAAGGAATCATCCCATGCCCCCCAGGGAAAGAATGCCTGGGAAATCTTCGTCTCTACGCTCAACAGCGTGCGGACCGCGTGGGATCGAATTTCGTCACAACGGCCGAGTGGAACCAGATGCTCACCAAGAGCTACAAGCGACTTTATGACATTCTGATTCAAAAATTTGGTGACGATTACTACTACGCGCAACCGCACGTGTTTAT